TAATTCCACCAGTTGTAAGTCCTACGGTAGAAACTGAACTTCCTGTGCCAACAATATATCCATAATTATAAGTTTTGGCTGGATCAGCAATCTTTCTTCCAGTTGTCAGAATTCCAATCAATGTAGAATTTGTTATGGTGCTAATTCCAAGTTTAACTCTTCTTGGAAGTGCCATAACTGGATTGGAGTTAAGTTTCGGAACATAACCATTACTTTGATTTAAAGTTGGGTTATCAAAATATACACTTCCAATTTTAGATGTAAACTCTGCCTTATAAAGTTTGAACTTCATATCTTGATATTGATTTGCTGTCCAAATCGTACCGTTTTGTGATTTGAATAGACTTCCAAGAGCAAACTGCCTAGTGTATCGTACACTCTCTGCATCTGGTAGAGTAGATGTATTAATAGTTTTTTCACCCATTTCGGCAATCCATACTTGATATTGATCGCTTTGTGGTGCTAAAAGAACAACAGCATACTCTTGTGAGGGTGCAAGATAAATTGGATAATCGAAAGTTACCTTTGTGGCAACTGTGGCATCCGTCGATACATTAATTTGATTTGGTTTTAATGTTACTGATTTTCCAAGTACAGTTCTGGTTGGAGTTCCAAGTTCAACTGTCCTAATTTCAACAGTAAGAGGTGCATTACCCGAGTCTTTGGTTGCAAAGAATAAATCAACAGCGGTTAAATATGCACCATTAGAATCATCATTAGGAGAATTGCCATTTAAATCTTCTACATTTCCACCTACTGAGAATGATTGTGCTAAGGGATCGACATAATAAATTGTTGTTGATACTGTCGTTACTCTTTGCCTTTCTTCCCAAGTACCTTCTGCTTTATAAATTGTCTCTGCAGATGAAATTAATTGACTACCTGGCAGCGGAGTTTCATTAGTTGGACTCGATGTTAATTTATAAGTTTTTGATCCAGTTGCAATTCTAACAGCTGGTGGTGGAGTTGTATTTGGTTCTCTTAAGAAAAATGCTCCTTGAAGATCTCCATAATTATCAGAAATAAGACGAAGATCTTTCACATAGGATACTGCTCCACTAGTTTGTCCAACTAGTTTCATTCCCTTCACCAAATACCCAGAATATAATCCTTGTGCTTCTGCACAAAGTCCGTTAACATCAATATTTAAAACCTTAGAGGTTGCACTATATGAAGAAGGGAGATTTTCAGTTTTTATATATGGATTAATATCATATGTGGTTGTTGGATTATTAAATGCACCATCTTTATGATTTGATTTTGCAACTCTAAAACTAATTAAATTCTTATCTTCAAAAGTTCCAATAACGGTTTCTCCAACAGTGAATGCTGAAGATGCACCATAATTTTCTAGAGTTGAATCTGTTGCAATTTCTACAAGTTTTGGAATAAAATCGACACCACTGCTACCATCTAAGAATTGATAAATTCTAGTTAATGGTTTTAGATTTACTGCAGAGAATCCCGTATTACGAGATCTCATATACAGTTCGGTTCCACTTGCTACTATATTATCTTGAACATCAGTAGTGGTTTCAGATCCAACTACTTCAAGTGTTCCTGTGGCAAAAAGCCATACCCAATTTGCTGCATTAATATTAGTAATATCTTCAAGTCTAATAGTTCTAACCCAACTATCACTTTCTGGATTTAATTTTATCGTGCCATTGTACGATACTACATGAAATGGATTTACATTTTCAACTTTAGTTGCTAATGGTTGCTCAATCCATCCAATTGAATTATATTTTAAAGTAATGACATCTCCAGTTTTTTGGGTATTTGAATCGAAAAGATTGAAGTTTGTAGATAAATCTAAATTTTCGTCAGTAACTTGCTGTGCAGGAACAGGTTTTAAATTAATACTATTTTTACTAATTCTCGTAGTTAATTCATCGTTGTTTCTATCAATTTCAATACGAGATAAGTTAGTATTGATTAAATCGTAATTTTTAAAATCATCTACAAAAAATCCAGATTTAAACCTGTTAAATCCTTGAGCATCTTGAATTTGTAATGTTTGAGTATTTAATTCTAAAAGAGATAGCGAAGTAACTCTCTCTAAATTTTCTACTCTATCTTCGATAAGTCCAATATCACGCATTGTATATCTTCTGTTATCGACGACAGAAATAAAAGCATCTTTTGGATTGTAAAGATATGGTGGTAATGTAATGGTTGCCAACTCCATTACTTCATCGGGGTTATTTGGTGCTTTTGGATTTGTAGATGGGGTTCCTTGAAGAACAATAAAATTACCAAGTTTATCAAGATAAAGTTTATCAATTCTTCCTAGGTAAAAATCATATCCAATTATGGAATTTTCATCTGGAGATAAAATTATTTTTGGATCAGTTCCAAAAGATCTTGAAGAGAAATCAAATGGTGAAGAAGTCGTACCAGAAAATACAGATACTCTTGGTCTAAAATCTAGAGTATCTGATGCCCTTATTCCTCTTTTACCAATGGATGGAATATCTTCGGAAAATCTTTCTTGATCGTAACTATTAACTGTAAATAAATCTCCAGTGTCTCCAGTAGGAACTGTATAGTAATCAAATACTATTAATAATTTTCTTGTAGGAGCATCTTCTCCACCATTTCTAACTATTCTCGAATAATCATAATATTGATCTTTTTGACCTTTATCTAAAGTAAATTTGTTTGTAATATTTTTATAAGTTCCTAATGTAATAGAACTAATAGTTGTGTTTATATTAGATTCTTCAAAGGAAACACTTTCCCCAGAAACAAATTTATTTGTATTTAAATAAACAACACCTAATGTATTTGCAGATGGTTTTGTAACAATTCTAGCAATTGCATTACTGGTGCTTCCAATAATATTTTCTCCAATAATTGCATTAGTAGTAACATTTGCAATAGAGCTAAATGCTAAAACATCTAATGATGGGGAGTTAGTATCCAGTGATTCATATATTGCAATAACTTTTGCCACATCTGGGTAGTTTAGGCAAATCTCTTCATCCTGAACTCTTAGTCCATAATATTGATTATAAGTCAGTCCATCATTAATTGATGTACTAATTCCAGTTCCAGATTGTGGATGTTTTGATAGAGTAATATTAAGTGTTTGGCTGCGATTGTATTTCTTTAATTTACTCTGAATTCCATTTTTAATAAAAGTAGCAGTTAAGGTAGCAATACTTTTGCTACTAGCAATATTTGAAAAAGTAACCTGAGATGAGTTAGGTGCTACGACAACTTTATCAGAAGTCAAGTTTTCAATTGTTCCGTCAAAATAATGAATAGAATACCTCTCTTCATCGAAAGGTAAGAAAGATGCAGTTGTTGAGCTGATTCCTAAATCAAAATTACCAGTATTTACTGTGAGTACACCTGATGTTGGTGTTAAAGCAACATTTGACTGTGCAGTAAATGTTAAAGTTGATCCATTAAGATTTGTTGATGCTATATTTGAATCTGGAAGTTGTGCATACAAATATCCAGATTCTTCATTTCTAATTCTTGGCACACCAATAGAAAATGTAGTTTCTGTTTGAGACCCTGGTAATGTACCATCACATATTTTGGTAACGCTACTAACAGCAGCCAAAGTCATAGATGTGCCATCTGCGGAGACTGATGCTACTCTATTATAAGTTTCTGTTGTTGCTCCAGCCTTTTGATATCTAATAATTGAGTCTGTTGTGATTCCACTAAATGATTTTGTGGGCGCTGAAACTGCACCTGATGATTGAATTGTGATTTTATCGGTTGGAGTAAATCCAAAAGCAGTTGCCTTATCTAATTGAGTATCTGCAGCAAACGCGGTGCTAAATCCAGATACTGCAGTAGATTGAAATACCGACTTAATATCATTTGCCGAATATACTTTAATGAATCTGATAGTTCTTGGATATAATTCTACTCCATTAATTAAAATCTGTTCCCCAACAGAAAAAGAACCTGAAGTTTGTCTTAGTGAAATAATAGCACTCCCTGCACCAGCAGATGTTACATATCCACTTGCTCCACTACTTTTACCTTTGATAAAAGATGTTGCTGGTAATTCTATGCTCGATAGAGATTGATTTAATGTTAATTGTGTATATGTTTGAATATCGTACAAATACAAATCCCAATTAGTAGACGCATCAGAGTAAGATGCATCTGTTACACTTACTCCATATACTCTCGCGTCTCCAATTTTAGTACCTGTTGCAGCCGAGTTTGAAGTTTTTCTTAAATTATAAAGTTCTATCGATGATTTTAATTTAGGTGCCCCAGATGTGTTATTAATTCTAACCAAATTTCCCATTTGAAATGGGATTGAAACATTACTTACTGTTTGTTTTGTTCTTGGTTTTGCAACATCTACAATCTCGATACCAGTTTTATCAATATCGTAACCTCTAACATATGCTTTTCCCGGAGCAAATTTAATACACATCAAATCATCTGATGGTGTATTTCCTTGATCAGTTTTTTCATTGCTAAAAAATATTCCATCATTACCAAGTCTGTTATTTAAAGAATTATTCAAAGAAAATTCAAATGGATCTACAACATAATCTCCAGATTCATCGTAAGTTCTTTGTGCGAGGTAGTCTCTAATAATTGAATATTGCGATTTAGTCTCAATCTTTTTAATAGCGCCATCTTGTACTCTCAAAAGTTCTACAAAATCAGTATCATTTTCAATATCTGTAAGTAATTTCTTAGTGAGAGATAAGGAAATTTTAAATCTATCTGCTCCAGGTGCAGCATAATTCGTAAAACCTTTAGCATTATCATAAAGTGATGAGTCATCTTTTGCTGTGATTATTTGCTCATCGACTCTTAATCCTACTCTGTAAGATGGAGTATTAGTATAATAATCAAGAATAATCGTTTGTTGAGGAACTCTTACAAAAGCACCTCTAATGAAATAAACCCCCTCACCAATAGATACAGCAGATCCAGTAGAAGTTGAATTTTCTGCAATAGTGTTAGCAAATGGTGTTCCAGAAGATATGGTTGTACCACTATAAACTACATCTTCACTAGCAAATAGAGATTCTCCATCTTGAAATGTGTTGAAAGTAAAATCGTTATCGGAATCAATATACTTTACATAAACTGTTACATATTCAACTTCGCTGTTTGGTAGTTGAACGAATTGAATTGTAGCAGTAGTACCTGAAACTTGTCCTGTAATTTTTTTACCTTTAAAGAATTCAATATATGAAACAATATTCACTCCAAATGCTGTTGGATTTAATTTAACTGCGGAAAATTGATTGTCATAAACAACATTTCCTGGGATCACCATAGATCCCTCTTTAAAAATATGACTACCGAAAGATTCTAATTGATTTTGTAATATAGATTGGAGGGTATTTAATTCACGAGCTTGTATTGGTTTGCCCGGATTAAACAAGACCTTATAATAATTTTTATCTCTAGCACCCACATTAGGTTCACTAAAATCATCATAATATGGACTTACATTAAGATTCGTTTTTTGTGCCATTTCTTAGAATTCCAGGATAATTTTAACGTCTTCTTTTTGTCTAGAACTTCTTGTTACTGTGGGTCTATTATCAATATAAATTATATCCCCCGACTTATTATTTATCTCTGGATTTGCAAGACCATTTGTAAAGTTAACTCCTAAATTAATAATTTTATTGGATATTGTTGTAGTTATTCCACTAAATGTGCTATTTACTGTAGCACTAAATCCAGTATCTGTAGTTATTTGGGAGGAGGAATCAAAATCCAAAACTTTTCCTTTAGTGGATATTCCAACATAATCAGTATTAGTATTTCCTCCACCTCCACCATAATATAAAGATCGATCTCTATAATATTTTAAAACTTGCGTTTCAGAATCATATGATGCGACATATCCAACAGCAACACCACCTGTTACTGTTTGTTTAATCTTATCCCCAATACTTACTGTTCCTGTAGGTGTTGGATTTAACCTAATTGAATATAAACCAGAGAATTCATTGGATGTGAATAATGTGGTGCTTATTCCAGTAGAATCGTAAACTGTCGGATTCTTAAGAATTCCTACTTGAGCAAATTTTGAGTCAATTGGAAAATCTTTCGTTGAGTCATCAAATCTCGCATAGATTAAAATTTTATCTGCACCAAGTTCTTTATAGATATCAAATCCGTGACCTTTGGATGGTGGGATAATGGGAATTAATTCGGCATATGTTCCAGGATTTGCTGTAGTTCCTAAATCAACGAGAGCATATGTGTATCCTTTACCCCCAGAAGTAACTGTAACATTTGTAATTTTTGAATCAGTTACTTCTACAGAAACAGTTCCTCCAGTTCCATCTCCAATGATATTACAAGATTGTCCAGATGCAAGAGTATATCCATTACCTCTATTTTGGATATATACCTTTTTAATTTGATTACTATTTAAGTAAGAATTTCCATTTTCTCTAACAGCACTAATTTGAGCATCTGTTGAAGTTTCCCAATCATTTGGGACAGTAATATATTCAACAGAATCAAATTTAATAATATCGCTTGGAGAAACTGTGTATAGATATTTCCAAACATATCCATCAGTTAGAGTTGATGGTTCCAAATCTGTAAATGTTGGTTCAACTTGAGAAGCATTTCCAGTTGTTTTAATTCCTGAAGAACCATTATCAATACAAATATAAACTTTATAGTCAGAATTTAGAACATAATAATTAGCATCATACAATCTCATAGCACCAGTAGTTGGTGCTGGATTTATAACACTATAATCTGGTCTATACATTTCATATTGAGTTCCAGAAACCCAATCTATTCTTCTAACTACTCTTCGAACATTTGCACTTGTAATTTTTTTACCAAACAAAATAGTTGATTCGTAATGATTTAAATAATCAGTATTATCAGTTGGATTTGGTGGAGATGTATTCCAGGAAGAACTTCTTCCAAATCCTGAAGAGGGTGAAGTAGCATTTGATAATCCAACAAAAACATAATATGAGTTAGAAGAATTCTGCACAGAATCTACAAAATTCGATGCATTCAATATTCTAAACTGATCTGTTACAAGTGCAGACATTTGGATATAGTTTTTTTCTATATTTATACTAGGTCACGAAGTCTTTTTTGATTGGTCCAATATTTCTCAAACCATATCCTCTTCTTTGAATTGTTGGGAAAGTAGATAATCCAGAATCGACAGAATAAGAAGATACTGCTATTGATACAGAAGAGGATCTTGTAAATCCAGAAAGTCTTCCCCAAGATATTTTACCAACCACAGGACCCGTTGTAGCAATACCAATCGTAGATGTTGTCGATAAAATATTGCATGTAACGATACCAGTTGATGCACTAAATGCAC